CCAACAGGGCTTCGTAGGCAGCGGTTGCCTCGTCAAGTCTTGCCTGAGCCTGTTCCCGCTGTTCCTGGGTACCGTAGCGCTGCACACCGGAAAGAACGGTGCTGGCGCTGTTCTTGGCCTTTTTCGCCTCGTCCAGCGCTTCCTGCTTTTCCGCAAGCGTGTTCTGCCCGTCGGCAACGTCATAGGTGGTGAGGTAGGTGTTGCGTTCCTGCTGATCCAGGAAACCCTTGTAAGCGTCCTCGTCCTCGAACTGGCTCCAGTAATCGCGCTCATAGTCCAGGTCGCCCCGCGCGGTATTCAGGTAGTCCCCGTACTGCGTCAGTACGTCCTGGGCGCTTTTCAGCATCTCCTCGTCAAACAAGGAGGCGTTATCGGTGAAGTAATTGCGGTATGTATTGCCCCGGTTTACCAGGCGGTCAATGGCAGCGGCGGTTTCGGTGTGGTACTTATTGAAGTCGTCCTGGCTCTGATACTGCCCCTGCCGGGTGGCATAGTCCTTGGAGAGCTGTTCAGAAAGGCTTGCAACGTCGGAAAGCCAGGAATTGAAGCCAGAAACCTTGTCCGGCTCCCGCCATTCCGTGCCGCCGTAAGCGTCTGCGCCATACTCCTGGTCGATGATGGCGGCGCGCTCCTCGGCCCGCTTACGCAGGAAATCACTTGCGCGGGTAGCGGGTGCCCCGTCCTGCCCGCCGCCCAGGGGCATATCCAGGCTGTTCTGGGTGGTAGTCTGGACGGAGCCTCCGCTGCTGGAGGCTTCGTTCTTCTCTTCAAGGATTTTCTTGCGCTCTTCGGCCCTGCGTTTCAGAAAACTACTTGCCTGTGACATTAAGCGCCCTCCTTTACTGATTGTAGCTGTTGTTCCACTTGTAGGAATAGGTGTTGGTGGCCGGATCGTAGGTTTCAATTACCTGCCTGCTGTTCACATACTTCTCTACCTCCTGGTAGGAGAAGCGGCCATGACCGGGAATGTAGATCCAGCTGTCGCCGTGCCGGTTGGAGATTGTTGCCTCGGTCTCCGGCTCCGCAGGCTCCTCGGTGCCGCCGCCGTCCCACTCCTGGCCGTAGTAATACTCAAAAGCCGCCTTGGTGGTATCGTTCACGATGCCGCTTTCCAGGGCGGACAAGGCCTGCGCCGCAGTAAGGGTAGGCTTGGTGGTGGAGGGGCTTCCGCCCCCGCTGGAGCCTTTATTCCCGCTCGCCGTCTGCTTGGCTTTCTGGTCTGCGTAATACTTCTCCAGGGCCATCAGCTCGGCGTTGGTGTAGCCGCTGGCGGTGATGATGGAGTTATCCAGGTCGGAAACAGAGCCAAAGGCGGCCAGGTAGGCATTGACGCGATCCTGCGCCTCTGCCTTGGTGATCTGGTTTCTCTCGTACTCCAGGTCGCTGCGGCTGTCGGAGTATTCCTGATCGTACCGGCTGTCGGCGATCTGGTCGCGGGAAAGGCCATAGTTGAACTCGGTAGCCCACTTATCGTCGGCAATATCATCACGATACATACCGTAGGCGAAATTCCGGTCGTCCCGCCAGTCGCTCATGGTGTCCCGGTACCGGCTGTACTGGGTGTCGCTCATGTCCTGGAGCAGGCCCATATCCTGCACCTTCAGGTCAATGTCGTCCAGATACATGGAGTAGGCCAGCTGGTAAAGCTCCGGGATTTTGTCGGCGATCTGGGACACGTAGTAGTCGTTGGCCTGCTGCGCCGCCGTGGTCGCATAGGAACTTGCAAGGCCGCCTGTGCGGGCTGCCATCTGGCCCAGGGTGTCTTTCATGGCGCGCTGCCCTTCCCGCTGATATTGGGCCTTATACTGCTGATACAGGGGGTCGTTCAGCGCGTCGTAGGAGAAGTCGTCGCGGTTGAGAATGCCGTTCAAAATATCCTCGATCTGCGAAGTGTACTTGTCCGTGTAGGTGGGAGCGGACGCATAGGAGAAGCCGCCGCCCAGACTGACCGTGGGGGCCTTAGTCAGGGGGATATACTCCGAGCCGTCGCCGCCGCCGGAATATCCATACAGGGCGCGGATTGCCTCTGCTTTGGCATGGGCAGCGTCGCGGGCCTCGTCGGTGGTCGCGGCGTTCCACGCCTTTCCCGCAGCCTCCAGCGCCGCCTGGTGAACGTCGCTCATACCCACCATTTCGGCGTAGTCGTTGCCGCTGTTATCTACCGGGACATAGGTGTTGCTTACCCTCGTTCCGGGCAGCGCAATGAACTCGCTGCCATCGGCACCGCCGGAAAAGCCGTACCCCGCACGAATGGCCTCTGCGTCTGCGTGGGCCTTTTCCATACCGGCCTTATCGCCCGCCGCATTCGCAGCGTTCCATGCTGCACCAGCAGCCGCCAGGGCTTCTTCGTCCTTTTTGCTCATATTTACAGCCATAGGTTTAACCCTCCTCAGTTTTTTCCCGGGCTGCAACCCTGGTTGTTAAGTCGCCGATCTGCTTCTGCATACCGGAAACGGTGCTTTGCAGGGCAGACACCGAGTTTTCAACAGAAGCCTGCTTTGCTGTGATGCCGTTCACAGTCTCCTTGATGGACGCAATCTCCGCATTCATTGCGGATACTGTTTTATCCGTCCCTTCACGGCTGGTTTCGATGGTATCCAGATCGTCCTGGACGGTGGTAATTCGGGTGTTGGTGTCGGCGATCTGCCCGGCCATGCCGTTTACAACGCTTTGCAGGGCAGACAGAGCGTTTCCCAGGGTAATGACCGCTTCGTACATCTGGGCGCTGGAAACACCGGCTTCCGATACGCTGCGGGTGACGTTCTTTGTGGAAAACTCCACACGCTCCTGCATATAGCGGATATAGCTTTCGATTTTCTTCAAGCTGCCTGGGGTGTCGCTCAGATCCAGCTTATCCATGTTTTCCGTGAAAACGACTGCCATTACACATCACTCCCCACGCTGAACTCCCGCAGCATCGTCATGATGGCGCAGGGGCCGTGTCCGCTCAGTCTGATTTCAAAGCGGTCACAGCGGGCAAACACAATGCGAAGCGGCGTGGTATCGTGCTCCTGGCCCAGGATTTTCCCAGCCTCTCTCCACACGCCGCCGTCGCAGCGTACCTCCGCGCGCAGCCACGCGCCGCGAGGCATTTCCACCCGCAGCAGGATCTTGGAATACCGCTTCCTGCCCTGGACGGTTTCATAGAATGGGGTAAACCGGGCGAGCCATTCAACGTCGGCATCTTCTTTCCCCGTGTCGGCCAGCCACACTTCACCGTCGCCGGAGAGGAAATAGACCTCACGGCCCAGGCGTGCAAAGTCAATGCAGCGGGTATCGTCCTCCTGAAGCCACACCGCCAATCTCGTATCATAGACCAGGAAGCGTCTGGCAGCTCCGTCCAGAACGGACAGGTAGTAGTGGTCTCCGTCGTTACCGGCCACAGCCTCCGTCATGTCGCAATCTCCAAAACAGGAGGAGATCAGGGAGGGGGAGCCACCGGAATAGGCGTAAACTCCGTGAATGCCCATATAGAACAGAACTTCGTTGATGACCTGGAGGCTCTTGTGGCAGCCACGGCGCAGCCCTTCAATGTTGTAGGTGTATAGGCTGTACTCTGCCGGATAGCTGCCCAGCATTTTGTGTAGGGCGTTCTCTTTCCAGAACAGTACGCTGGTGGACAGCTTGCAGCAGCCCGTGAAATCTCCCTCGGAGCCGACAGCCAGCGCATATGCGTCCGTAGACAGGCCCTCGTAGGTGTAAAAATTGGTGGGGTCGCCCAGGGCAGAGGCGTAGATTGTCTTGCTGCTGTTGGAGCAGCCCCACAGGCGGTTTTCGCTTTCGCAGATGTAATCCAGATCGGGTACCCTGCGTTCTACCGTCAGGGCCGCCGTTTCCTCGGCCTCCTGAAAACTGCCCTCCGCAACCGTCAGTACGGTATCGGACAGTCCCTTGATTGTTACGTCCTTGTTGTTGGCGGCATTTGCTGCGCAACCGGAGATCGTCACGGTGTCGCCCACGCTGAAAAGGGAAGTGAGCGCGGGCCAGCCGGTCACGGTCATAGTTGTGGTCGTGAATTTGGCCCCTGTCCCACTGACCTTTGCGCCCAGGTCGTGGAGGGATAGGGTATTAATATCCAGGTAAACCTTGTCCGGCCAGATTACCATCTTTGTGTTTACCACGGCGAACTGCTTTTCCCCGGCGCGGACATGGCCTACGAACTCTCCGTCATACATCAGCTGCGTACCCTGGACGACTACCAGCTTTTCCCACGCGGCAAGAGCCGTCGCGCCAGAATAGGCCGCCTGCTTCTCGCGGGCTGCGCGCGTGGCAATGTAGGGGAAGCGCCTCGCGGAGAGGTTTTTGCTCTCGGCAATGTCGCCGGGCCGGAAGTTATCAGAGAAGTTAATGCCCTGGACTTCCACCACTTCGGCGCGGTTTCGCTGAACGGCATAGGGTAATTTCGGAAGATGCAGCATATCACATCACCTTCCAGTTCCCGCCGGGCCTGGGGCGATGGTGCCGCCTCCACCACGCCCGCGCCTCGCTCATAGCGGCATTGAATACGGCCATATCGTTTGCATACAGCGCAGTTTCCTGGTTGGCAAAGTCGATCATGGCGCACAGATACAGCTCGTACACATTGTCGCAGGGGGGAGGCATAGACAAGGCTGCATCATTGGGCCAGCTCTTTACCGGAGGGGGCGCACAGCGCATTTCGGCCAGCTTGCCCTCCAGCTCGTAGATCCAGGCCGCTTTCTGCTCCTCGGAAATGATATTGGGACGCAGCGCGTCCGCTCGCTTAATGGCTTCTTTCAGCCTCACCGGAAATCAACTCCTCTCCCGTCAAATCGCGGTACTGTTGGGCCGCTTGCTCAATGGCTCCATAATGGGCCAGGGCGGCCTCCTCGGACAGGGAGGAGGCCAGGCCCCGGATAATGCCAGCTTGCAGCTCACAGACCTTGCAAAGGCCCTCAATGACCTGCAAATTATTCATCGGCGTAGGCCTCGCCGGTGATCTGCTCGTACTCCTCGGCGGTAATGCCGGAGCCGGGCTTCTTATCGTGCAGGGCAACCCAACCCCGCAGCGTGGCCTTGGTGATATAGCCTCTGGCCCACTTGGCGGCCAGGGTGTCATACTTCGCACTTTTCGTGTTCATGGTCGCTCCTCCTTACTCCAGGCCGATCATAGCGACGGAAAGTTCCACGTCGCTGATGGCCTGCATGATGATCTGGGTTGCCGGGGAGTGCATGGAGGCGTATTCCTCCTGGGTGTACTCCCTCTGCTCATAAACCCACTCCGTGACCTCGCGGGTTTCTCCGCCCATATCCTCAGTAAAGGTCTCCTGGCGGATATTCTTGCGCTCGTAAACCGTGCTGGCGCTGCTGGTGGTGTCGATCACGGCAGGCTGCTCTGCGCGGCTGTCGCGCACCGTCTTGAATTCAGTCATGCTTTTTCGCTCCCTTCTGTTGTCGCTTTGCAATGGCGGAAAGCCGCCGTTTGCAGTAGCGTATGGATACTTTCGGTTTTATCCAGCGTAGGTAGTAGCCGTAGACGTTGGCGTGCTTGAATGGCCCTACGCGACTTACCATGCTGGCGGCGTCGTGCCGGGTGTACCGTTTTCGCTTGTGGATCCGGTTGGCCTTTCCTCTGGTGCGCTTCAGGACAGATTTCCGTATGGTTACGCGGTCGCGGTGTATCACAAAGCCCAGGGCGTTGACGGCGCGGCCTTTGGCCCTCCGGCGTTCCCTGCGCTCCTCCTCTGGATCTTCCAGGGGCTTGCGCTGCTTCTCGAAGCGGTACACCTGCCAATCTTCTTTCAGGCGCAGACGCAGACGGCGTTGCAGGAAGCTGGCAATCTCCCGCACCATTTTGTGTAATTGCCGCTTATTCCGGTGGTAGATAAAGAGATTATCCATATAGCGCAGGTAATGATCCGGTTTCAGCACCTGGGTTACAAAGCTGTCAAACTCCTCCATGTAGAAGTTTGCAAGCCACGGTGACGGGTAATAGCCCTTCGGCAGGCCAGGAGCCGCCGTGTCGATCACATCGAACAGCACTTTCTTATAGTGCCGGTCGCGGATACGCTTATCCAACTTCGCCTTTAGCAGCTCCGTGTCGATGCTGTCATAGAACTGCTTAACATCACCCTCGAACACATAGAAGCGTTTGCCGTCGTACTCGTCCCGCCAGCGGGTCATGGTCTTTACCGCTGCGTGGGTACCGCGTCCGGGTAGGGAGCCGTATGCGTAGCGGTACAGGCGCGGCTCAATGATGGGCCGCAGCTGCCGCACCAGCATATGGTGTACGATCTGCTCGTCGTCAAAGCGCGGCTTCACGATCTCCCGTGTTTTCTTATGCGCTCCCTCCTGAAGGAGCTGCTTCTTGTGGCGTGGTGGGTGCCATTCTCCGGCTTCGGTCTTCCGGCAGATTTCCTCCGCCTTTTCCTGCTTGCGCTCCAGTATGGCGGCCACGGTAGGCCGTTGCTTTTTGTATCGGGCAGCCTCCTCAATGGAGGCTTCTGCTTCCGGGCGTTCCAGCATTCTTTCATATAGCCCGTTATAGCTTTTCAAGAGGTCGTCCCCTTTCTTATCCCCTTCACGGCGGTGGGCGCTGCGCTTACTGGCCGTGCCTCTTGACAGGTTAATTTTCAGACTGTGCTGCGGCTAATATGCTCACATTGTTGGGATAGCGACTATCCCGTAAATAAGGGGCAAGAGAAGCGACGCGCCGATGTTCCAATTCGCATTGCCAGCCACGTTGTTGACGTTCAGGTAGCGCCCGCTTTTCGCACCGTTGTCGCAGTTGCCGCCGACAATCGGCACGGCGGGAGGCGAGGGAGAAAAAGCACGGGTTTCGTGAGCATATTCCCTTGAATTCATGTTTTTATGGGCGTTCCGCCCATGCGGGGGATTGCTCCCCCGCTCCCCCTATCAAGAGGGATTTTGTAAGAAAAGCGACGCGCCGATGTGCCAAAACGCACGGCCAGCCACGTTGTTGACGTACAGGCAGCGCCCGCTGTACGCACCGTCGACGCAGTAGCCGCCGACAATCGGCACGGAAACGATGGTCGGGTTGTAGTAGTGGTAGTCGCAGTCGTAGGTGGCTTCGCTGCCGCTCAACACCGTGGGGAACAGGCCGTGCTCGGTCTGCTGGGCGTTCTTCACATAGCCGCCGCCAGCAGCGGTCGCGGTAATGCCCTTGCGGATCGTTTCGTAGCCATCGCCGGTCAGGTTATAACCGCCGTCCTCCGGGGTCATTTTGACCTTGTACATACCGTCGTCGTAGATCAGGCCCACCATGCGATCCCATCTGTCACCCCAGATATTCTCCATGTGGAACACTTTGACAGAGGACAGAGTATCGGCGGTACCGTAGAACTGGCCCTTGTCAATCAGCGCGCCGGTGGTCAGCAGGTCGGCAGCGCTCGCGCCGCCGGTGGTGTGGCCCTGGCCGTAGACAGCCTGCACGTTGGTGGACTTGCCCAGGAGCACCAGGAGGTCGTGGATCAAGTTCCAGAACGCCCAGGTAGTGAGCGTCCATACATCGCCGTTGGCCTGGGCGGCGGTCAGCTCCGCCGTGGCCGTGGTGCTGCTTTCAGGAGCCTGGCCGGACAGGGAGCGC